AATTATTTTCTGCCGGAGATAATGACATGGCATTTCGCAAGAAAATGAAGCGCTCAAAGAGCAAGAAACAGTTCAGCAAATACGCTGACAAAACCCACCGGAAAAATATCGACCCCCGCCCGATGCGTGGCGGAATACGTCTCTAGTGCGTGGCCTGCTACAAGCCCTTAAAGGGCTGGCGCGCCCCAAGTGGTGGAATCACATTCCGGCGGAGCCAATCGACGGGTCAACAAATGTCGGTTCCTTGCGGCCAGTGTATTGGGTGTCGGTTAGCGAAATCGACCGAATGGGCGTTGCGCATCATGCACGAAGCGAAGCGTCACCAGGACAACAAGTTCTTAACCCTCACATATGACCCCGAGAATCTGCCGATCGACGGCTCACTAGTGCCAGAACACTTCACGAAGTTCATGAAGAAACTTCGCAAGGCCGTCTATCCCGAAAAACTTCGCTACTATCATTGCGGCGAATACGGCGACAACTTTGATCGCCCGCATTACCATGCGGCGCTGTTCGGGCTGGAGCTTACTGACGAGGAACTGTACGGTCACTCCAACGGTGAACCGCTTTACACCTCTCAATTTCTCTCGGACCTCTGGGATCGAGGTCTCGTCGTTGTCGGGTCGCTCACTCATGAGTCAGCAGCTTACATTGCTCGGTACTGCACGAAAAAGGTTAATGGCCGCAAACGTGACGAAGGGCACTATCTCCGATCCTGCCCAATTACCGGAGAAACCACTGAGGTACTGCCCGAATATTCGACAATGTCTAATCGACCCGGAATCGGGCGAGATCATTTCCAAAGGTATCCCCAGGATTTCTTTCCCTGCGATGAGGCTGTACATGCCGGGCGGATACTCAAGCCACCGCGGTATTACGCGGAAATCTATAAACATGCCGACCCTGAAGGCTGGGAAGAGGTACGCCAAAAGAGGCGAACATTCCAAAGCAGACATGCGTTGGATAACAGTGATGAGCGGCTAGCCGCTCGGGAACGCGTCAAAAAGGCGCAATTCAAAATGCTACCTAGGAGCTACGACAATGAAGCTTAAAATGTTTTCTGTTTACGATTCTTGCGCACGCGTTTATCAAAACCCGTTCTGCCTGCATAATAAAAATGAAGCGATCCGCGGGTTCGCGGATGCGGTTGGCGACGAGAAGACGAATCTCCACAAGCACCCTGAGGACTACATTCTGTTTCAGGTTGGCCAATGGGAAGACGACACGGGAACTGTTACACCACACACCCCGGAAAAAGTGATCACGGCGCTTGAATGCGTCAGAGAGGAATAAAAGCCATGCGTTCAGTAATGACCCATCAATTCAGCCGAGTTCCGAAGGCAGAAATCCCCCGTTCAAGATTTGATCGATCTCATGGGTATAAAACTACCCTTACCGACGCAGGGTATCTCTATCCGGTGTATGTCGATGAGGCTTTGCCTGGAGACACGTTCAAACTGAGACTCACGGCTATGGCTCGCATGGCCACGCCGGTCTACCCGGTCATGGATAATATCAAAATGACCTGGCATTTCTTCGCCGTTCCCAATCGGCTTCTGTGGGACAATTGGGAGAAGTTCAACGGCGCCCAGGACGATCCGGGCGACTCTACCGATTTCACGATTCCGAAGCTCCAGATTTCGACGGCTGCCCCGGAAGGCTCGCTTGCGGATTACTTTGGTATTCCGACTCAGGTGGCCAATGTTCGTGATCAGGTGAGCGCTTTGCCGTACAGGGCGTATGCCCTGATCTATAACGAGTGGTACCGCGACCAAAACCTTCAAGACTCGGTTGCCGTGGTCACAACGGACGGACCGGACAACGGCACTCAGCAGGTGATACTACGGCGAGGCAAGCGTCACGATTACTTTACGTCTTCGCTTCCGTTTCCCCAGAAAGGCGATTCCGTCGATCTCCCCCTGGGTACGTCGGCGCCGGTCTTTAGTGATGGGTCGGTAACAGAGACTATCGGCCTTAATAATTCAGCGGGAACACCGGCTTTCAATCTTAACCCCGGCACGAACGATAATACGCTGATCTCCGCGACGCCCGATAACGTAATGATGGCCGATTTATCGAATGCGACTGCGGCAACGATCAATCAGCTACGCCAGGCTTTCGCGATACAAAAGGTTCTAGAGCGAGACGCACGCGGCGGTACGCGCTATGTGGAGCTCATTAAAGCGCATTTTGGCGTTACCTCTCCGGACTTCAGACTTCAGAGACCCGAATTTCTTGGTGGCGGATCTACGCGTGTCAACTTTTCCACGGTTCCGAACACTACCGATGCAGGGACCGATCCCCAGGGAACCCTGGCTGCGTACGCTACCGCTTCCGTGGATGGAATCGGTTTTACAAAGTCGTTTACGGAGCATTGCACGCTGCTCGGTCTTGTCTCTGTTTCGGCCGACCTGACGTACCAGCAGGGTCTCGACAGGATGTGGACTCGAGACACCCGTTATGATTTTTATCTTCCGGCGTTGTCGCATATTGGCGAACAGGCGGTACTAAACAGGGAGATTTACGCCCAGGGCACTTCGGCGGATACCGATGTTTTCGGTTATCAAGAACGATTTGCGGAATACAGGTACGCCAATTCCAAAGTCACCGGCGCGTTTCGATCTAACGCCGCGACGTCTCTCGATGTATGGCATCTTGCTCAAGACTTTGGGTCGCTTCCGACGTTGGGCGATACGTTTATTCAGGACGACCCGCCGATGGATCGGGTGGTCGCGACACCGTCGGAGCCGAAGTTCATCTACGATTCGTATATCTCGCTCGAATGTGCCCGGCCGATGCCGCTGTATGGCGTGCCGGGCTTTGTGGATCGTTTCTGATGGTTTGGGGAGCCGCACTCGGCGCGTTGGGCATAGGTGCCGATATTTTCGGCGCTAGTTCCTCCGCGTCTGCGATAAGGGACGCTAATCGCGCTAATGAACGGATTGCCAAGGATAACCGCGCCTTTCAAGAACGTATGTCCAGCACCGCGTTTCAGCGGGCGTACAAGGATATGAAGGCGGCCGGCATTAATCCTATTTTGGCGGCCGGTAGCCAGGCGAGTTCGCCTGGCGGATCTACTGCAACCATGCAGAATGCTGGGGCCCCCTTCGAGGGGATCGGCAGTAAGGCTATGGCCAACATGCATTCTGCTGCTCAGTTGAAGCTGGTCAAGCAGCAAGCCGATAAAGTCGAAGCTGATGCTGAGTTGACCCGCACTCAAACCCAAAAGCTGAAAGACATTACTACGCCGCTCGGAGATGCGGCGGATGTTTACAATAGAGCCAAGGGCGGAGCCATGAGTAAGGACTTTAGGGCCGGTGTACAGGATGCTATTGACCGGGCTATTGATGCCGGTGCCGGAACCGCTAAGGCGATCAAAGAGTTGCCGGAGTATTTTAAGGGCGAAAGCGAACGACGGGCCACGGTCTGGCGTGATAAGGCTCGCCAGGCGGAGTTTGAAAAGATAAAAGCTTTGGCAAAATCGGACCCCAAGCGGGCGGAAGCCCGCTGGAAAGCTTACAAGAGGAAATACAATGTCAATTAGTAAACAGCCGGTATCCCGGCCTACCGTCGATTTTTCAAACGACGTTGCCAGGACAAAGCAGGAATTCAAAGAAGAGTGCGATATCAACAATATACTCGCCAAGTTCCGCAGGACAGGCAGGATCACCCATATCAGAGAACATGGCGCCCGCTACGGTGATGCCAAGCTGACGAGCTACGAGGATGCAATGCTAACCGTCGCCGGGGCCAATACACTCTGGGAGGATCTGCCGTCCGATTTGCGGAACGAATTTGGCGGAATAAAGAAGTTCCTGGCATGGCAGGAAAAAGCGAGTATCGATGAGATTAGGGAGAAGTTTGGGGAAGCCCCACCCTCTCCTCCTGCCGAAACAGAGGCGTCGGAGACGCCGTCAGACGGCCCTGTGGCCGTCGAGCCGGCTCCGCCGGCGTCCCCCCCAACCACGGAGTCGTAGCCGTGTAGAGCTGTTCTCAGCTCGGATTAGGCCCCTTCCGGGGCCTTTTTTATGCCCACGAAATATGGTGGGCGCACAGTTATTAGCTTGATGTAACTGTGCTAGGTGACACTAGTCACCTAAATGGGGTATAAATACCCCTCAACACAAGGAGGCTACGACCATGCATTCAGATGCAAAAGCAAAAAAGACCATGGAACAGCAAACACCATGGACAGAATTATTTTCTGCCGGAGATAATGACATGGCATTTCGCAAGAAAATGAAGCGCTCAAAGAGCAAGAAACAGTTCAGCAAATACGCTGACAAAACCCACC